ACATGTTAAAAGCCGATGGATATAACGATGCAATCATGGGACTTGTTCAACGATGCGGACAAGAGCCCGTCATTTTGTATGACACTGACAAAGTGTTACAACTTTTAGTTTACAACGACGGTATGACTTACGACGATGCCGTAGAGTTTTTTGAGTTTAATATACTTGGTTCATGGGTTGGGGATGAAACCCCGGCATTCTTTTCAAAAGCAAGCTTAAATGATATAGAGGATTTAATATGACAGACAGAGAAGTAATACTAGATGGTAAGACTATTGAAAGAGACCGCGAGTATTGGGAAAAGCAAATGGAAGAACTGGCTATTGACCGGCGGATACCTAACGATCCCGATGTAAACAGCATGGTGTCACAGCCTAGCCATTATGCAGATGGAAAGGTTGAGTGCATTGATGCAATGGTAGCGGCTTTTGGCGAAGAGAATGTTCGTATTTATGCGGAGATCGCTTCATTTAAGTACATTTGGCGTATGAACAAAAAGAACAAATACTCTGCGCAGGATAAGATGAAGGCTATGTGGTACTTGCGCTACTCTATGAACGACGATCCAAGGAAGAAATAATGAGTTTACAGATGGCAATGTTTACACCTAAGACAGAGTGGATACCCCCGACCGAGCTCCCAGACATAACCGGTGCCGCTCGTATCGCAATCGATGTCGAAACCCGCGACCCTAACCTGAAGACAAACGGACCCGGATGGTCCACAGGTGATGGTGAAGTAGTGGGTTACGCTATCGCAGTAGAGAACTGGGCCGGATACATTCCTATCCGACACCAAGGGGGTGGCAACCTTGATGAGCGTATTGTTAACAAATGGCTAAAGAAAGTATTCGAGTGTCCGGCTGAGAAGATCATGCACAACGCTCAGTATGATCTGGGTTGGATTAAACGCATGGGGTTCACGGTCAACGGCCGCATCATTTGTACCATGTTGGTCGCCTCACTGCTCGATGAGAACAGATTTAGCTACACGTTAAACTCTCTGGCATATGATTACCTAAACAAAACCAAGTCAGAGAAAGCGTTAGTCGAGGCCGCCCGCCAGTTTGGAATTGATCCGAAGGCTGAGATGTGGAAAATGCCTGCCATGTATGTGGGTCCCTACGCTCAGGTCGATGCTGAACTCGCTCTGGAGTTGTGGTCCTGCTTTTCGGTTCTTCTGGGTAAGGAAGATCTCTGGCCGATTGCTAATCTCGAGCTTGAACTGCTCCCATGCCTCGTGGATATGACCATGCGGGGTGTCAGAATTGACGCCAACCGGCTTGAGCGCACCCGGGATGAGATCCTCAAGCGGGAAAAGGGCGTCATCAAACAAATCAAAGACATGGCCGGGGCCAATGTCGAAATCTGGGCGGCTCAGTCCCTCGCTAAAGCGTTCGATAAAGTCGGGGTCAACTACCCAAAGACCGAAAAAGGCGCACCGTCCTTCACGAAGCTGTTCTTGCAGGAGCATAAGCATCCACTCGCCCAACTCATCCTCCAAGCGCGGAACCTGAATAAGACTTCGGGCACTTTCATCAATACCATCATGAAGCACTGTCGTAAGGATGGCCGCATTCATAGCCACATCAACCAGATACGATCAGACGATGGCGGTACAGTATCCGGCCGCATATCTATGTCCAATCCCAATCTGCAACAAATCCCGGCCCGCGACCCAGTGATTGGTCCGATGATCCGTTCGTTGTTTCTACCAGAAGAAGGCGACCAGTGGGCGGCCATTGACTTCTCGCAACAAGAGCCGCGCATCTTGGTTCATTATGCGCACGTTTATGGGAAGATGAGAGGAGTTGAATTAGATGCATGCCGTGAGTTTGTGGATGGGTACAATAATAACCCAGACATGGACTTTCATACAATGGTAGCAGAGATGGCTAACATTTCCCGCAAGCAAGCCAAGACGATTAACTTGGGTATGATGTATGGCATGGGGGTGAACAAGCTATCGGAACAGATGGATATCGAGGTGAGTGAGGCTAAAGCGTTGGTCAAGCAGTACCACTCCCGGGTGCCTTTTGTTAAAGGTTTGATGCAAGGTGTTACCAATCGACTCAATGACAAGTCTAGTGCCGGCTCGATCAGGTCCCTTCTGGGTAGGAAATGCCGGTTTGACCTATGGGAACCGGATACTTTTGCCATGAACAAGGCGCTACCTTACCGGGAAGCGATCAAGGAGTACGGTGAGACCACCCGGTTGAAGCGAGCGTACACTTATAAGGCGTTGAACCGGTTGATACAAGCGTCAGCGGCAGACATGACTAAGAAAGCAATGGTCGACATCTACAAGTCTGGCAGACTACCTATGTTACAAGTGCATGATGAGCTCGCAATGTCCGTTAAAGACCGGGCAGAAGCAGAAGCGGTGTCCAAAATAATGGTTAATGCTGTGCCGCTAGAAGTACCTAGCCAGTGTGATATTGAGATCGGTCCGTCATGGGGTGAAGCAAAGTAGCCAAATAAAAAAAGTTAGTCTATACTAATACAAACTCTTCCCCTTGTTTTAGCCCCGCTCCGGTGGGGTTTTTTAGTTGCGTTATTATATATAATCTTATATAGTCTCAGACATACGCAACCGGGAGTTAAATAATGGATACAAATAAGTGGAAAAGTGTGCTCGTGCCGAAAGAAGTGTACGAAGAAATCAAATTACGTGCCAAAAAAGAAGGTCGGACGATCAGCGGACAACTCCGTGTAATGTTTAGCTCTTATAAAGACTCCGAAGATTTAAAAACCAAACAATAGTTTTACTAATCCCATATTATCGCGTATAGTTTATCTCGTGCTCCGTAGGCACTAAGTGGTAGGAAAGGCCCTCGCAATATGACTGTTGCGGGGGTTTTTTTTGCTTGCTAACTCCCATATTATCGTATACAGTTTAAGCTCAATTTTACTTTTACGGAGTAGCACCATGCAAGAGAAGCAATTTGTTGACGGTCTGATGATGAAAAAACCTAATCCTAACGCCCCGGAGTGGATCAAATGTAATGGTTCCATTAAGCGTGAGGATTTGATACGTTGGTTGGGCGAACAGTCCGGCGATTGGATCAATATCCAAGTCTGTGAAGGAAAGTCCGGCAAGTGGTACGCCGAGGTAGATAACTGGAAGCCCGAAAGCCAAGGTGGACAGTAATGATACAGGTAATAGATGCCGTAGAATTCTGCGACATGATTGATAAACAAGTGGCTCAAATGAGTGAGCCCGGGATGAGTTGGAAAGAGGCTGTATGTGTTATGGAAAAGTTGGTAGCGGAACACAACAGCGTCATTGAACACTTCCCACACCCAGAAGTAGATAAGGTGAGTGAAGCGTGGGCTCGGATACAACGAGGATAGTTATGGATATTAATTCCGATGAATGGGACAACCTGCTTTGTGAACTGCACAAGTCACTCCCACCAAAAATGGATGATGCTTTAATTGTAGATCTAATTCATTTTATTTTCGTACAATATGATATAGATTGGGTCCGCGCACTGCGGCTCACGCACATCGTCAACGACTTACATGCCGCACATACAGGAGAAAAGGTTCTCAGCGACAAAAAACTGCATTGAAAGAGGGTTTGTTATGATAATTGATATGATCATGGGCTTTATATTTTTAGTATCATTAAGTTTCTTTTTGAAAGGAGCGTATCTAATAGTTTGCGATAAGCAACAAGCTTGGAACGATAAAAAAAACAAGTCGCCCCCTCCCGGGGGTTGACCAAAACGAACCTCTTATAACTAAAAGTTATATCTTATTCCATCCGGATCTAACAATCTTCTGACAAAACTCTTTAGTTTTGATATAATAGCCTAGTCAAACAAATGTTTTGACCTGTTCTTTAAAAATTAACCTACGGAGATTTACCTATGACTGTGTCTTATCAGGAATACCCACCCCACACACATAAGCGAAGCGGTTGCAAAGTTGGTTGGATTAACTTTAAAACCAAAGAGCTTGCTGAAGAGGGTTCTAAAGCGGCAAGAATCAATTCGTGGATCAAATGGGACCAAGGTTTTGATTTTGGTTACCAAGACCCCGGAAAGATTACCGAAGAAGATGATGGAACATTTACTGTTTGCATACCTTAATCAATCAACCGCCCCTTCGGGGGCAAACGAGGAAAAAGGATATGAAAGAATTAATATTTAGTGACTTGAGAAAAGGCGATAAATTTATCGACAAAGATGGTGACCCTTGGGTAAAGCTTGAGTTTTTTAATTGCGCTAAAGCGGCATTAGAAAATAAATCGGCAGAAGGATCATTTTATTTTAGCGATGATGAGCTAGTAAGAAAAATTTAGTTTTTAATCAACCGCCCCTTCGGGGGCAAACCTTACGGAGTAACACCATGAGCAAGTGGAAAGAAGAAATAAAGAAAACCGCCGGCAGACCATCAACCGGTCTCAGCCAAAACGAAATGTCACAGAAGTCTAAAGCCAAAAACGAAACCAAGAACATCACCATCAACGGTGCTGACCTTTTGGAACGCTTCCAAGAATACAAAAACCACGAATCCGTACTGACCGGGTTCCAAGTAACCAACACCCAGTTTCTTTCGGTGCTGTTAAACGTGTGGTTATCGGATAGGGGCAGAGCAAATGAGAGTTAAAATAGACCAGTGGGAAGTGTTACATGCCATAGGGCGTTACCTCAAACAAGAGTACGGCGTAGACTATGATATAACCGAGGGCCTTGCAGACAACCCTGTGATCGAGTACCAAGAAACCGTTCGAGCGTTCAAGACACACAAGAACGGCCGGGTAGTTAAAAATGAACACGGGTTCCCTGTTATAGATCATTCCAAAACCACGTATAAAAACGCGTCATGCGAGTGGAAAGAATTTGATTCTATAACCCTTTACTTGGCACCAACCTCATGACTACCTTTACGAAAACCTCATTGTTTATTAACCAAGCCCCTAGCTTCGGGTTTCAATACGGCGAGGACGAACTCCTCGCCAAAGCCCTAAAGTCCGGGTTCGTAAAGAAAACAGGCGACGATCAGTATGAAATGAATGATAATTATGAATCCAAGGATACTAGCCCTATCTGCAATGACTGCGGCGAAACACAACAAAGCGCCAAGTTCTGCCCGTCATGTATGACTGAACTTATTACTTAAAGGAAAAAACATGAACCGCATGCCCTGTAGTATCTCAGATGATGCGTATAACGATTACAGCGACTTCATCGAAAATAAAGGCGTATACCGCAACAAATCGCAACCATCACCAGACGATGAACACGATTACTGCGACGGTTGCGACACCATCCTTAATTACAATGAAGGCGACCTTTGTTGTTGGTGCGAGAAACGCTCTAAAGACGATGAACGCGACGCAATGCTCGATAAACAATTTACAATTAGCTTAGGTATCGCACCACTGACCGCGAACCGTGGTTCAGATTGACCAATTGGCCCCTTCCGAGGGGCTTTTTTGTGTCTAAAGGTTACGTAGTTACGCCGTTACGTATATAGAGCCAAAATTAAAAAAAATAAAAAAAGGTGAAATATAGGCGTAACCGGTGTAACCGGTGTAACTTCGAGGCAGATGTCAGCAAACTAGCGGTCTGGCGCGGTAACACGAAAGGTTACACGTTGATAAAGTAAAATGTAACGATAAACAGTAAACTGCGTTAAGCCCTTTCAAAATATAAAAGAATTAAAAAAGAATATTACTTGGGTATATACATAGATTGGTTTTTAGGTAAACTATCGCGTATTAACTGGAGTATTTTATGGCGAAGAAACCACTGCCGAAGTCGGCACCCGTAGTTGTAAAGAAGACCGCAGGCCGGCCCAAAGTAAACAAACAATCTGTACTGACACGCAAACAAGAACTGTTCGTTAAAGAACTGGTAAGCAAAGACGGACAGATCACATTACGAGAGGCGGCCATCAATGCCGGCTACCCTGCCTCTTCTGCCCACACCCGGGCATACGAACTAACTAACCCGCACATATCACCCCATGTTGTTAATGCTATCAAAAGCTATCGTAACGAGCTCGACGAGAAGTTCGGCGTTACCTTTCAAAGACATCTTAGAGACTTGCAAGGCATCCGAGACTTGGCAATAGAAAACGGTGCATATTCTGCCGCCGTTCAAGCCGAGTACCGCCGGGGTCAAGCGCACGGCGACATCTATGTTAGTAAGTCCGAGGTTAGGCACGGAAGCATAGACAGCATGAGTAAAGACGAGGTCGAAAAAGCATTGCTTGAGCTCAAGAGCCAGTATGCTCCGGTTACTATTGATATCACTCCCGAGGAAATAGACAATGCCGACAACCGCGACAAAGCGAGAAGCCGCATTTTATCTACAGATGAAGACAGCGGCGAAGACGTCGAAGTCTCGAAAGCTAAT